GGTTATGTATCAAAAGGAAGACCTCGAGGTTGGCAATTCATGAAAGAGTTTATTGATAAAGATGGTAACGTATTTTATAAAGGTGTAGAGCAGAAAAAATTAAAAGGTACTAAAGTTGCTACTAAAATAGAGCCTAAATCTACAAAACGAAAATTATCTAAGGGAGAGAAGGCTACTCTTAAGCAGTCTATTTTAGAACAAATGGCATTGGTTAGAGGTGATGTAAAGAAGGCACGGTTTAAAAAGGATATTAAGTCGGGTCAATCACAATTGAAAAAATTAGAACGTCAATTGAAAAAGATTAGATAATCTTTTGATCTACGAAAAAAATTCTTTATATTTAATAAATTAATAAAAGGTAATAGATGAGTATATACGACGAAAAAGCTCCACAAGCAGTTGAACACGAAGAAAAGAAAGATAATGGCTCATTATATGAAGCCTTACATAATCAATTAGCAACTTTAGTTGATTATAATGATTCAATAATATTTTTAAATGATGATATAACAGATAGTACGTTAACAGATCTTATTATACGTATGCGTAGTTTATTACAAAATCGTGAAGATAAAAAGGCACCTGTTAATCTAATGATAAATTCTCCAGGAGGAGATGTACATGAAATGTTAGGTATCATTGATTATATAGAATCATTAGATGTTAAAGTAAATACAATTTGTAGAGGTAGAGCTTTTTCGGCCGCCGCAATTATATTAGCATGTGGTACCGGTTCTAGAATGATGAGTAAACGATCAACTGTAATGTTTCACCAATCATCAAGTTTCCTAGGTGGTAAGATGAGTGATATATCTGCATATCTAGATAATGTAAAGAATATAGAAAAAACTATATATGATATATTAGCAGAAAAAACTAATAAAGATCAGTCTTGGTGGAAAGATAATATGAAAACTGATTTATATTTAACTGCAGAACAATTAAAAGAATTTAATGTAATTGACGAAATAATATGAAATTAACAGCTGATCAGATAGCACAAAACTGGGATGAATTATTAACAATCATCAAAACAGAATTTACAGGAACTCGTAAAGATAAATTATTAGCCATGTATACTGATATGGAAGATAGAATGGCATTAGCTCCAGCGTCATCTTTTAATCATTATCATAACGCATTTCCAGGTGGATATGTAGAACATGTCCTGCGTGTAATTAAATGTGCCCAAGAAGTACATGCGTTATGGACTCGTATGGAAGGAGATATGTCAGGTTATACAAGAGAAGAATTAATGTTTACTGCATTAAATCATGATATTGGTAAAATGGGATTTCCGGGTGATGGTAATGAAATATATCAAATAAACGATTCAGAATGGCATAGAAAGAATCAAGGTAAGGAATATAAAATTAATCCTAATAATCCGTTTACGTTAGTAAATGATTTATCTATCTGGTTATTACAACATTATGGAATAGAAATATCATGGAATGAAATGTTAGGTATTAAATTAACAGATGGATTATATGATGATTCAAATAAGCCTTATTTTATATCTAGATCTGCAGATGCAAAATTAAAAACAAATTTAGGATATGTAATGCATCAAGCAGATTCAATGGCAGCTCGAATAGAATATGAGCGTTGGAATAATAATAAACCTATTACTACTAATGCTCCTAAAAGGAAAATAACAAGTCCGCAAACACAAATTAATGCTAATAAAATGTTTAACGATTTATTTGGAGATTAATATGATAACAATAATAGTATTATCTATAATATTAACTGCTTCTATTTTAATTAATTTTAATCAGATGCGTAAACAAGAAGCATTAGAAGAGTATATTGAAGAACTTGAAAATTCTAACACAGAATATTATCAATTTTTTACGACGTTAAAATCTCGTATGAATGAATCAAATTCTAAATTAAAGCAAATTGATAGATTAGGATCATTTCAAGCAGATGACGAAACTGGATTTATATTTACAGAACTTCGTGATATAATTGATGAATTAAATAAAGGATTTTAATGAAAGAACATAGTCCTGTAGATAAATTTTATATCTGGCTAGCGGAAGAATTGGCAGAGTTAGAAGTAAATGGTCCTAAAAAACGGCGTGGTAGAAAACCTACTAAAAATATGTATTTTACATATATGACAGACCAAGCAATTATTGCATATAATAAAGAAACAAACCAATTAAAACGTAATAAAGTATTTAAAGAACATATCAACTATCCTTTTAATAAATTAGTTGAAAATATTTATCATACATTTCGATTTTCTTATTTTGACGTACCTTATGAAGATGTTAAAGCAGAAGTAGTTGCATTTTTAACAGAAAAAATAGGAAAATATCAAGAAGGTAAAGGTAAAGCATTTTCTTATTTTTCAATTGTAGCAAAAAATTATCTTATTATACAAAATAATGCAAATTATGCTAAATTAAAATCTAGAACTGATACTACAGAAATTGATAATAACAGAAATATTCATGCCGAAGTATCATTATCAGATCATCAAGAATCATTACGTGATTTTACAAATTTATGGGTCAATTGGTACGATGAACATATGAATACTATATTTTATAATAAACGAGATATAATGGTAGCAGATACAATATTAGAATTATTTCGTATACGAGAGAATATAGAAAATTTTAATAAAAAAGCTTTATATATTTTAATACGAGAACGTACAGGACTTAAAACTCAAAACATTACTAAAGTTTTAAATGTAATGAAACGAGATTATGCAAAAATGTATTCAGTATATTCAAAGACCGGTCATATAGTTAATACAAATCCTTAATTCTTATATTTATATAAAAGGATTATCATGAGTGCAGAATTTGAATTATTTCAAGGGACAAACTTTTCTGATTTGATGCGTGATATATATCATAATTCAAAAAAGAAAGATCGGCAAATTCAAGGACTTATAAAAGAATTGCAGCCATTAATAAAAAATACTGGCGATGCAACTGTATTAGTTCCTATGATAAAAGATTATTTAGAAATATCTGTAAAAAATGACGATGCTTTAGTAAAATTAGCTGCAGTAGTACAACGATTAGTTTCAGCTTCAATGAAAGAATCAGATGATGGTGAATTTGGATTATCAGATGAAGAACGTCGGCAATTATTAGAAGAAGCAGAAACAGAAGTTAAAAAATTGCAAGCAAATAGTAAGGAAACTAATGCCAAGCAACATCAGTCTACAGATAGGCCAAGTAGTACAGACCTCGAACCCGACTCAATTTAAACAGTTTACAGATGAACGTAATATAGAATTAGCACCGGGTACAATACGTGTACAATTGCATACACAACGTACATCATTTTCAAGTATCGTAACGGCTATTCCTGCTAATGCAAATTTTATCAATGTACCATTATACGGTGAACAGGTTATTATTTTTAGTGCTATATCAGGACTTACTGAAGATTCAAAAACAGAACAATATTATTATATGCCGGCTGTAAGTATGCACGGTCAAGTGAATAATAATATAATGCCGTTTATACAAAATACTCGAGTTGATAGTAAAAATTATACATCTGAAGGTATATCTTCTACTAAAAAGGTAAAGCCACCAGAACAATTATCTTTTGAATCACGTAACATTGTTACAATACAACCTTATCAAGGAGATACAATTTTACAAGATCGATTTGGATCTGTGTTAAGATTTTCGAGCACTCATCGTAATTTATCTGCATATTCTGAAAAACCTATATGGCAAGGATCGGCCGCGGGAGATCCTTTTGTTGCATTGACATGTGGATTAGATGGAGCACGAAAATCTGGGTATTTTACGATTGAAAATCCAGACAAAGATTCTAGTTTAATTTATTTGTCATCTACACAGAAAATAAATAATTTAAAATTAGCACAACGCAAAATAGGCCAACGAACTAAAACATTGACATCATATACAAATCCACAAGTAGTTATATCATCTAATCGATTAATATTTAATGCACGAGAAGATGAGCTAGTGTTAGTATCTAAAAAAGATATTAAATTAGCTACTCCAAACTGGTCTATAGATGTTGATAATTTGGTAACTCAATTAGAGGCATTAGTAACTGCTATAACTAAAATGACCCATGCAACCGGGACTGGGCCGTCAGGTCCGCCTATTAATTTAGCAGAATTTACAAAAATATTAACAGAAATAAAGCGTATGAAACAATAAGGAACATTATGCCATTAAATAAACCATTATTAGTAACTGAAATTGTAAGTGTTTTAAAAAAAGCAGAACAAAATACTTCAAATAAAAATAAAGCACAGCTAGATCTGGCTAAAGGATTAGCAAATGCAATTGAAAAATATGTACGGTCTGGTACAGTTACAACTAGTGTTATAACAGCTGGATCTGCTGTTGCACAGACAGGTACAGGTACAGGTGTAATTACTTAACCAATTATTAACGTAGTACATATTTATTAAAAAGGATATTACTATGAGCTCAAAATCATTTGTAAAGTTATTACGAAAAATTATTAGAGAAGAAGTTCAAGGGGCAGTACGTGAAGTATTAACCGAACAAAAATCTAATCACAGTCAATTAATTGAACATGGTATGAATTTATCTCACGTCACAGAAAATCCAATACCTAATCGTGCAATTACAAAAAAACAATTTACAAAAAATTCAATGTTAAATGATTTATTAAATGAAACAGCTAGAACGCCTGTATCTGCAGACATGTCAGATTGGAGTACAATGAATTTTAAATCAGAAATGGCTGAAGCATTTGGCATGGAGACGACTCCATCTATTGCGCCTACTACTGGAATAAATGGTGAATCAGTAAATATGCAAAAACAAGGTGTAGCAGCAACCGTCAATGCAATGACAAAAGATTATTCTGCATTAATGAAAGCTATAGATAAAAAGAAAGGTAAATAATAAATGGCTAGAGCTGTTTATAAATATCAACCAGTAAATGAAACACCAGATATTGCTATCGGTGTACCATTACCATTCAATATGAGTAGTAAGGCACGTAAACAAACTGCACATTATGCATCCGGTAGTACGGGAGGTAATTCTGTATTTGGATCTACATATACTACTCAAGATCAGGTAGTATCAAATTTTAAAACTTTATTGCTAACTCAAAAAGGTGAACGTTTAATGCAACCAAATTTTGGTACTGATATTTATAAAATACTTTTTGAAAATAATACTCATGATATTAGATCATCACTTAAAAAAACGTTAACAAAAGATATAAATTTTTGGATACCATATATAACAATAAGTAATATAGAAACAATTACAAGTGCAGATATGCATCAATTAACAATTGTAATTCACTTTCAAGTTACCAATATTGGTTCAAATTTAGTTATAAATGTTTTAGCATCTGAAAATAGTTTACAAGTATCTGATGTGATTTTAGATACATCGTTACAACAAATTAATACAACTACATTTGCAGGAGGATATTAATCGTGTCAAATTTAATTAAAAAAGACGTAAAATATTTAAGTAAAGATTTTGCTCAATTTAGACAAAATTTAATAAATTTTGCAAAAAATTATTTTCCGGATACATATCAAGATTTTAATGAATCATCGCCTGGAATGATGTTTATTGAAATGGCTTCTTATGTCGGAGATGTATTATCATATTATACAGATACATCATTTCGTGAATCATTACTATCATCTGCTCAAGAAAAATCTAATATTTTAGCGTTATCACAGTTATTTGGATATAAACCAAAATTAAATTCTCCATCAAAAACAACGTTAGACGTCTTTCAATTAGTAATTGCATCTGGATCAGGGGCGGGTGCTAGGCCTGATATGAATTATGCGTTATCAATTGATTCTAATTTAGAATTAGAAAGCGAAGAAGGAATTAAATTTAGATCAATTACACCGATCGATTTTAACGACGATCCAGATATTTCAGTATATGAAATTGATTCTGGTAATAATGTTGCTCGTTATTTGTTAAAAAAACAAGTAGAAATTGAATCTGGTATTATAAAAACATTATCATTTTCATTTGAAGATCCTAAACCATATGATAAAATAGTATTACCTGAATCAGATATTATTAATATTATTGATGTAACTGATTCTGCGGGTAACAAATGGTCTGAAGTAGATTATTTGGCACAAGATACTATTTTTGAAGATATAGCTAATATTCCATTTAACGATCCAGAGTTATCTATACATAGATCTTCAGTTCCTTATATTTTAAAATTACGTAAAACGCCTAGGCGATTTGTAACAAGATTGCGAGATGATAATCGATTAGAATTACAATTTGGATCAGGATTATCCGTTGATCATGATGAAGAAATTATTCCAAATCCAAAAAATGTCGGATCTGGGTTAGAATATTTAAAACGTACTACTACAGATTCTATAGATCCTAGTAATTTTTTATATACTAGTACATATGGTATTGCACCAGCTAATACATCGATAACAGTACGATATTCGGTGGGAGGTAGTTTATCTGACAATGTAGGTGTTAATTCAATAACAAAAATAAATAATGTCACATATTTAAATGAAGTGGCCAATGTTAGTTTAATCGATTCAAAAGCATCATTAGCAGTTACTAATCCAGAGCCAGCATTAGGTGGAAAATCAAAACAAAATTTAGATAATATTAAACAAAATGCGATGGCTGCATTTGCAGCTCAAAATAGGGCAATAACGCGTGAAGATTATATTGCAAGAATATATTCTATGCCATCCAGATTTGGATCAGTATCAAAAGCTTATATAGTTGGTGACACTCAGATTAATACATCAGATACTACTTATCCATCTGATACAGTATCAAATCCATATGCATTAAATTTATATTTGTTAGCGCAAAATTCTTCCGGACAATTTACGGATTGTAACCAAGCATTAAAAGAGAATATAAGAACATATATATCACAATCC